GCGGGCAAAACCACCAGTGAGCAAGGTGTGCGCAGCAAGCTGTATCAGCAGGCCCAGGCGCAGATCCAGCAACAGGCGCTGTGGCTGCCACTAGCGCATCCGACGGCGTTTGCCTTGACCCGCAAGAACATCCAGGGGTACCTGGTAAGCCCGTTCGGGCGCCAGGACTATTCGAAAGTCAGCCTCAAGCCCTAAGGCACAACCCCCCACCTGTAGGAGCGAGCTTGCTCGCGAAAATCGTCAACGATGACGCGGAAAAACCTGACACCCCACGGGGGCCCTCTGGTTTTTCGCGAGCAAGCTCGCTCCTACAGAGGCAGGGCCGTTACAGCCAACCGTATTCAGCCATCGACAGCGGGTCACCATCGCCCACGATGATGTGGTCCAGCACCCGCACATCCACCACGTCCAGCGCCTTTTGCAGCAGCTTGGTCAATTTTCGATCAGCCGCGCTGGGCTCCGTGCTTCCCGACGGATGGTTATGACACAGGATCAATGCCGCCGAGTTGTACGCCAAGGCGCGCTTGACCACCTGTCGCGGGTAGACAATCGCAGCGTCGATCGTGCCTTGGGACATGACCTCGAACCCTAGCACCCGATGCACGCAGTACACCTGTAAGACCTTGTTAAGTAGCTGTTTTTATTGGCGCTCGCTGCAATCGACTGCCCACAAGAGCTTACAAGTGCGTGAGAGAGTCACGCAAATGTCACGCACCCTCCCCGGCGTCCTGCCGACGAACACCACTCCCCAAACCTGCACCACCTCGATTACTGTACGCACATACAGTCTTTGAGATTCACGCTATGAACGTAGACATGGACACCGATGATTGGCTCGGCTGCCCCACTCCGCTGGAGATGTACCAGCACCAATGCTCAATCCTCGTAGACGAGCTGGTGGAGACCGAGCGCATGCTGCGTCGAGCGCGGGCGAATATCGCCGGCCTGGTGCAGATGAATGATCTGCTGATGACAGGAAAGGATCAGGCGGAGACCTCCTTGAAAGACGCCCTATCCCAAGTAGCTGCCCTGAACCTGGAAACCTCACGCCAGGGCCGCAAGTTAAACGGGCTTGCGATAATCACGGAACAGAGGGACCACCTTCTCAGGGAAAACCAGCGACTACTGCTTGAGCTTAGCGTTTACAAGCAGCCATTAGCCTAGCTCGTCGGCATAGGCCGCAACTGCTTCCTCAGTCAGCTCTCGCCACTCACCATCGTTGATCAGCCCCTGTTGCTTGAGGTCGTCAGCCAGGGCCAGCCGCGTTTCGTAGCGCTCCTCAGGCGTGGCCGATATGAAGGTTGGATCGTTACGCAGCGCAAACCACGCCTCCATTGCGTTCACCTGATCAACGTTGATCGCCATGACGAATACCTCGGTCCAGTGTCTACAGTGTAGAGATTGGCCGGGGACCGGCTGTTCATCGGCGCCGACGAGCGGAGATGCTTATGTGCGGGAGACTTTCGCAGTACCGGGGAATCCACGATTTCGTTGCTGCTCTGAGCATGCCCAATGCTCTGGCGAACTCCGTAGGCGATCAGCCGATTGAGCGGTACAACGTGGCACCGACAACCGCGGTTGCACTGCTTCACCTGAAGGGCGACCTACTCCACGCCGATCCGGTTCGCTGGGGCTGGCGGCCGCATTGGGCAAAAGACCGGGCAGCGCCGATCAATGCCCGCGTGGAGAAGGTAGCCCACGGCCCGTTCTTCCGGGTGATCTGGCCGCACCGGGCGATCACGCCTATAGACAACTGGTTTGAGTGGGTGGATGAGGGCGGGCCCAAGAAGCAGCCCTACCTCATCCGCCGGCGGGATGGTGCACCAATATACTGCGCTGCCATTGGCCAACTGCCGGACGCTGATGAAGGACCGGGCGAGCATGACGGCTTCGTCATCATCACCGCGGACAGCGCCGGGGGAATGGTGGACATCCACGACCGGAGGCCCGTGGTGCTGACGCCCGACCTGGCCCGGGAATGGTTGGACCCGGCCACGCTCAAGGAGCGCGCCGAGCAAATGGTTCTGCACCAGGGCGAGCCGTCCGACGTGTTCGAATGGTTCAAGGTCAGCATGGCCGTGGGTAACGTGCGGAATAAGGGACCAGAATTGATACGACCTTTAGGTTAATTGTCGTAGAAATACCACATGACAGACGCCACTGTGACGACCCATCCAAGGGTGAGCAGTATTGACAGCCCCGCAAGCCGCTTATCCATGGTGCCCTTCAGTTACCAAAATGATCGAAGTTAGAGCGCACCCGGCAATATTAGCTCAACGCACTCATCGTGCAATTGCGCGGACATAGGCCTGGCAAGCACGCAAAGCGATTATGGCGTTATCCCCGTCATCGGTGATGCGGATAATTCTTTGAGAATGCGCTGGGTCAAGTTGGGCTCGACGGGCTGCATGAACCACGCCGGCGGTGCCGGGGGTGGTAGGCACGTTGCAGCCACTGGCTGAATCCTCGGCAAGGAGGACTGACAGCCGGACATCAGCAGTAGCAAGCTGGTCACGCAGGCGAGCCTGGTTGCGCTGGGCATCGGATAATTCCTTTGTATGTTGTTGGTCCTGGCCAGCGAGCTGCTGCTCCAGACCCAGGCGCTTGCCCTGCTCGGCGCGGGCTTGGGCGGTGGCGGCATTACTGATCGCGGCAAGGTCATCCCCGTGCAGGACGGCCTGCTGGGCGAGCTTATTGCCCATCCGCCAGTCTTGAACCTGCCAGGTAACGCCCGCGGCACTGGCCATCAGCACCAGGATCAGCACCACCAGGCCGGCCAGCTTCTGTACCGACGTCATGCCAGCGCCCGCCGCACGCCTTCTGCCAACACCGCATCAGGGTAGGCATATCCGGCGTTCTCGTGATGGATGATGGCTTTGACGAAGCCAGCCATTACCACCGGGTTGACCAGGTCAATCTCGGCGCCAGGCCGGGTGCCGGTGTTCGCTTCGACCGCGCGCACGTACGCCGCAGTGTCGTTCTCTACCGAAGGCGCCCACCGGCTGATGATCGCCTTCACAGTTTTCAGGCCATGTTTGCGCTGATAAGTCAGCAGGAGCTTGCCCAGGGCGCGGATACCATTCTCCGGCGTGTCGAACCTTGCGAAGCGCTTCTCTAAAGCAGGGTCTGCCTTCAGCTGGCCCTGCCACTGGTTGGCCGGGTTGTAATCGATGTTGCCGGGGTTGTTGTTGCGTACCCCGCGAGTTTCGGTGATCGACATGCTTTTCTCCAGGCGTAAAAAAGCCCGCTCAATTGGCGGGCTGCTATTCTTCGGTCGATCTGAGTGGCGGCGGCGTATCGACCTTGGGCATTTCAAGCCGCACATCGATCCAGCTATTCAGCGGGACATCCATTGGCGCGCCACGGCCCGGCACCATCTCTCCGTCATCGGTGAGCGTCCAGCGCTGTTTGAATAGGCGAATGATGACAGTGCCGTCCTCTTCCTGATGACTGTCGGTGATACCAAGCATCCGCCCACCGTCAGGGGAGCTTGGGTCGTGGGTCCGCCAGCCCTCCAGTGCCAGGCCAAGGCTTCCCGTCACCCGATACTCGCCAACGCCGAGGCGCTCAACAATAACGCCGCGCGCCTCATCGTTGGCCACACCCCATTCTCCGGCGGGGAGAAACGATTCCTCTTGCAGGTCGCGGCGCTCGCTGGCGGACACACTCGCGATTCTCAGGATTGGCGATGCCGCCGAAAGCGCACCGCCGGAACCGCGGGTGGTGTTGCCTGTGTGATAAAGCTTGTATGTGGGGCCGAATGCGCCGCCATTGTTAGACTCCGTAGTTCGAAAATGTAAGTTGCCGGTACCTTGAGCAACGGGAATGAACAACTGCGCCTCGAAGCCATCAGCATAGGGAATACGGATAACCGTGCTGTACGACAAGCCTGAAGATGAGCCCGGCGCGCCAAGCCTGGAAAAAGCACCACCTTGGCCGGGCTCGCCAGGCCTATCAGCTTGATAGGTCGTCGGCGCATTGTTCGAATAAAACCCACTGTAGGTACCAGCAGGGATAAGCTCTCCGTCTTGCAGCCCAAAGCTTTTAGTTGAGGCCGCGCCTAGCCCTAAGCCTTGTCGACCAGCAAGCTGCGTAGTCCCACCAGTGCCGCCTTTTGCAACGGGCAGCGCCGCAGGCAGCTGTCCGTTAGCCGGAGCCCCAAGGGCAGTATAAAGCTCGTTCGAGTTGTCGTTATTCTTCTGGCTGGCAGTGCGGAACGTATCGCCGCCCTGGCCTGTAGGCGCCGTACCAAGATTAATGCCTTGTCTTGCCATTGAATTAAACCCCTATACGAAATGAAAATTAAACAGCCAGCTTCCCAAATACCGCAGAGAGCGAAAAGTATGTTGGATTCGTCACGGTAGTAACGCTAAATCTGATAAGCCCGGCCGGGAAGTCATATCGCAGACCCGTTCCTCTAGATTCATTGTTTCCCGCCATCATGGGCATCCTTGCATTATTGATCATAAAGTAATCACCTAGGGCGTAGTTAAGAGGAACCGAATACCAATTTGTTATTAGCCCTTGTCCGCTCTGCTCCGCGTGCGTAAATGTCCAGTTTTGCGCGACCCTTGTGAATACTGCCGCCTGAACAGCAGAGTCAAATATCTGTTTTCCATCCGCACCCCACATTCTTAGGCCATATGTGGACAAAGGCTTGGATGAAAACGCAGCTACGAATATGTTTCCAGAGTGAACCTGCCCAGAGGTAACTGTGGCGCCGGTCCACGCCCCCGCCGATCCTTCAAGAAGAACGCCAAGCTGAATCAGCGAGCCATTATTTGGCGGCCTGATAAAAACAAGGGGCGGCTCCTGCGTGTCAACCACATTCTGAAAGACGACGGACGCGCCAGAGTTATAGGTGCCCTTATGAAAGACACACAACCTCGCATATTCAGAGTCTAGGGATATAGCGCCAGAATCATTCACCACTTGCAGTCCGTAACTCATCACGCCCACCTTGCAACAATGAGACGCATGGTTGCTGAAGAGAATGAATCGGAAGGACGAGCCTTGAGAAAATTCCTAACATAAACTTCGTTCGTGCCCATTTCGCACTCCAACTGCCTGTTAGATACGACCTGCGAGTTATCGTTATTGATCGGCAACAAAAAGCATATCGCGTTGTTTGTGGTGCACCCTGGCGCTGCAAACGTCCTAGTGCCCAGCGGCCCTGAGGAATAGGACACAAGTACGGACAGAACAATCCTATAAGTGGATATGCTTGTATCGAACTCAAGGGTGCCGTTAGGAGACCAAATTCTTAAGCCGGAACTCATTCTGTTTGGTCTCCTAATTGCAGTCTTTTGACGTTGTTTGCGTCCCAAAAGCGCAGAGATCTGTTCGTCATCATTGATCGCCCTTGACCAGGAGCTACACCGTTGATTTCGAAGGTTCCGTCGAAAAACAATTTCCAGCCTGCCTGCCCTGCGACGTAGTTGTTCGACTGGATGTAGCTACCTATCTTCGCGTTGGTTATCGTCCCGTCCTGGATGAATGCCGACTTGATATAGGTTTCTGTGCCGTTCACCGCGAATGGCACGCTCGACCCTGCCGCCCCTACCGCACCGTTGTAGATTGCAAACTGGTCTGCTTGGATGACGAAGCGCGAAGTAACCTGACCGTTCGCCCCAGTCTCAATGCCAAGTCCTACGCCGGTAGAGTAAGGCGACCCATTCACATCGAACTTGAATCGGAACGAGTAGGTGCCGGTGATCTTTCCGTTTACGTCTTGGTTGATGCTTGCTTGTTGCTGGAACTGCTGCGTGTGTCCGTTGACGGTTGTTTGCAGCTGAGTGGTCTGGCTGGCGGTGGCTGACGCCTGATCGGATACCGTCTTAATCTGCGTCTGTACGGTGGACTTGTTCCCATCAAAATCGGAGCGAAGAGCCGTTACCTGGCTGGCTATAGCGGTCTGCTGGTTGACGAGCGCGGTCGTTGTCTCCTCATAGGTGGCGTAGTTTTTGATGACTTGAGCTTCGACAGTTTGAGTCAGCTTGCCTTGGGCGTAGTCACCATCGGTAATAGCAGACTGGATCGACCAAACGCCCGCATAGCCCTGGGTTCCGCCAGCCAGGTCATTCTCAGAGCCAGCCATAGGCGCATTGATTTCTGCGTACACGCCGTCAATTCGCTGCGTCTGCGCGGTCAGCTTGTCATCGACGCTGGTTACTCGCTGATTCACCTGGGTAACGTTATTTGCCGTAGCCGCCAGGCCAGTTACAGGGTCATTTACCTTTGTCTGTAGCTGGTTAAGCTGTTCCTGAGTGGCAACCACCTTCCCATCGACTGCGGTGATTTCCTGGTCAAGGTTATCAACCCGTATTGCCAATGCGTTCGTATCAGTGACGATGTCGCCGACGTCTTTCCAGTTTGCGCTGGGCGGCTGAGAGCCACTGTTAGCCGCCAGGGCTTGGTACAGCTTGTTTCCCTGGTGAACAATGTCACCCTTGGCGTAAGCCTTTGCTGCGTCCCACAACAGCGCATCAACGTATGGCTTGATTTGCTCCTCTAGATCCTTTCTAAGCTGCTCATTTCGAGCGTTTACGGAGCCAGGCCCATCTCCGTCAATCAGATCGATGCGACCGTTAAGGGCTGGAGCCAACGATGATTCATCAATCTGCCCCTTGACCTGCTCAAGGAGCGGCCAAGCATCCGAAACAGACTGTCCCATCACTCCGTTTACGGTCGGATAGAAAGGGCCAATGTTCCCGGTACGATCAACCAGGCGCGCCCAGAAGAACAGCGTAGCCCCGGATAAAAGCGACTGCATACGGTAGTCGGCCTGCGGATATGCCAGGTCGGCCAGCTTCGTCGCCGCCTCCAGGTTGTTCGCAGGCCCATACCACAGCTCGGTCCGCTGGGTGTCCTCGGCGCCAGCAGGGAAGCCCCACTTGATGCTGATCCCGAACAGCTCTCCTTTAGTGGTAAGGGACGAAACTGCCGGCGGCAGGCCGGTCTTGCCTTCAAGGCTGGTCAGGGTAGAGCTTTTCCAGATCGACGAAATTTCGAAGGCGCTCACCGAACGCACACGTGCGAGATAGGCGCCCGAGTAGATGCCGGTGACGTCAACGCTCGTCGAGCCGGTACGCTGCACCTTGATCCAGTTGCCGCTGTCCTTACGCCACTCCACGTCATAGGCGACGGCGCCAGCGACGGCTGGCCACGAGATGTTCATAGTACTGATGGCCAGGCCCTGGTCGATCGATACGTTCGACGTAACGGTGACGCTCGCCGGCGGCGGTACCACAGTGATCGGTATCACGCTGATTGGGCGTTCTTCCAGCCGTGCTCCGGTGTCGATGCTGGGGAACTTGCTTGGCTCGTACTGCAAGGCGCTGATGTCGTAATCACCCTCTGGCGTCCGGGCAGTCCTCATAACCCTATATAGAGGGATTGCCAAGTCGTCAGCGTCGATTGCCCACTGAAGCTGTGCAGCCGGAGCCTCGCTGTAAGCAACCGTCACGGTTACATTGCGACCGCTCACGCTTTCCACGGTGCGCCCTTCTGCTCGCCCGCCGGGAAGGTTGATCACCAGCCGGTCGCCGGCCTTGGCCAAGGTGTCGCGGTCCAAGGTGATGACCTTCCCCACCGCCGCTGCGATGCGCCCGCCGATCTCCCGGCCCGCCAGCAGCGAGTCGGCGACGGGGATGATGAAACCAGGCAACGGGATACGACCTTCCATGCCGGTCCTGAAGCTGATCGTGCGGTCCTGGTTGTTGCTCAGGACTAGCCATTTTGCCCGGCGCTGTGCCTCAGATGCGCGAGTACAGCCGATGGCACTGATCTCCGTAGGCTTGTCACCCAGGCGGCGCTGGAGTGGAAGGTCGGAATAGACCGTGACGTCGGTGTCGTAGTTGTTCAGCGGGTTGTCATAGCTGACCAGACAGCGAGTAAAGCGGGTCTTCGCCGATGCGCTGCCGTAGGAGATTTTCCCGTCGATGACGTTGGATCGGGTGAAGACGTAGTCGATGTCTTGCGCCCGAGGCATATCAGCCTGCATTACCAACTGGCCCTGCGCCCAGTACGTCATGCCGCGGTAAATACCAGCGATGTCGCGAAGCAGAGACCAGGCGTCGGCCTTGCCCTGCAGATTCATGTCGCACAGGAAGCGTGGCTCCACGCCGTCGGCGCCGTTGGATACCAATTGGTCGCAGTATTGCGCGATGCGGTACAACTCCCACTTATCAACCATCCACGGCTTGATACGGCGGCCCAGGCCGAAACGGTCCTGGGTGCAGATCCCGTAGGTGATCCAGGCCGGGTTGTTGGTCCAGGCCTCTTTCATGGTGCCGTCCCAGGCGCCGGAATAGGTGCGGGCCACTGGGTCGTAGTTGCTCGGCACCTGCCAGCGGCGGGCTTTGCACTTCACGGTAACGGCCGGGATATTGGTGAATTGTTCGGCGTCGAACTCGATAAAGAGCAGTGCGGTGTTCGGGTAGCGCAACTTTGCGTCGATAACCTGGGTGTAGCCAGCGATGAAGAGGCTGTCCGCGATTTTGTCGGTGTTCTGGTTTGGGGTGATGCGGCGAACCCGAATCAGCCAGCCACTGGTGGCCGGTGGGAGATCGATACGCATGGACTTTTCGTAGCGAGTGGTGGCCTTTCCTGTAATGGCTCCAACCAATACCTCCTGATACGCCCCGCCGTCGGTGGCGACGTCGACCGCATACTGGATGCTGTAACCACCAATATTCCCTTCTGCGTCCTGGCTCGCCAGGCGTGGAGTGGCCAGGCGAATGCGTGCCGCCGACAGCTGTAGGTTGGTAAGCGACTGAACCCATGGGGTACCGCTGCGCAGCTCGATATTCAGCGAGGTCTCGTTGTCTACAGACGGAATACCCGGGATATAAGTTTGCTCAACAGAGCCAGGCCGCCAGTCCCACTTGACGTTGGTGAAGTTGAAATTGCCGCTGGCATCTTGGATCGGGGTGTTGTCGAGGAAGATATCGCGCGCGGTTGGTGTGCCATCGAACTCACCCTCGCCAACGGCGATCAGAATCTTTGCCACGTTGGTGGACCGCAGGCTGTCGGGCGCCTCTACAGGTGCCTTTGGCTTGCTCTCGCCACCTTTGGCACCATGAATATCCAACTTCTGTGCTGCGCCCATGCTTTCCTCCAGGCAATAAAAAACCGCCTCTTGGGCGGCCTGCTCGCTGCGTTGTGGTTATGTCTTGTCTTCGGCGTAGACCGATGCCGAGATGATCGCCCCGCCCCACCGGCGCTCGCCGATGCAGATGGGGACGGGGTTGCCACTGGCCGTGGTGTTCTTGGCGCTGCCGAATGCGTAGCTGGGCATGTTTTCAGGCGAAGCGCTCTGCTTGAGGCCGGCGGCCTGTGGGCTGAGCATCTGGATCACGCCGCCGGCAGTCAGGGCGATACCCGGCGCTAGGGTTGCGCCGTTGGTTATAGTGCTCATGGCAATGAGGATGACGCCAAGAACTGTCTGCAAGAGTCCTGCTCGCTTCGCACCCTCTACCACTGGAACAATCCTGACCTCCTTTGTGCCTCCCATGCCGAACTGATCCTGCCCGGCGTTCTTCCGGTTGCGGAAGATGGCAAAGCGAAGTCCTAGCCGGTCAAGGCGCCGGATCTCGGCTTCGAACCCTTCAATGGTTGCGTTCAGCGCCCTGAACACCTCCCAGGTATCGCCCGAAGCAACCTGGCGCCGATGCAGCCTGCCAAACCTTTGGGCCAGAGACCCGGATAACTTGATGATAGTCATCGGTGAATAACTGATGGCGCTCATCGGGCCTCCTTGTGTCGAAGAATTAAACGGGTTCGCTGTAGCCACGGGCCGCCGTAGACGAACACCTCGGAGGGCCGGCCATACAGGTGGTGCAGCACAAACGGCCCAGGTCCGAAAATGCCAGCATCTTCGCCAGGCAGCACTGGGTCAGTCCCCAGGTAGATCCCGGCATGGTTCGGGTGAGCGGTGCGGCCCACCTCCATCACGATCATGTCGCCGCGCTGCGGTCTGTCGACCCGCTCGAAGCCGGCGGCGGCGTAGTTCGCCTCATAAAGGCTGGTGCTGTCTGCGCTCTCCCACCAGCCATCAGCCCTCTTGAAGTTCTCAAAATTAAGGCCCCACTCGCGCTGGTACCACTCTTCGCATACAGCCCAACAGTCCCAAACACCATGAACAAACGGTCGCTTGAGCAGGGGCACGGCGCCTGACGGCGTGATCGTCCTGAGGTCTCCTTCGGGCCAGGACAGGATGTGCCAGGGCAGGGCCGTTGCCTCACACATGGCCAGGTCGCGCGATGACGGGCGACTGGTGGCGTCCGGGTGGGAGTGAACGATGCCGATCACCTGACCCTGGTCTTCCGCCGCGGCGTAGTCCTCTGGCTCAAGTCGGAACTCTTCGTTTGGCTCGGTTGCTATGTTCCGGCACGGGAAGTACTTCTGGGCCCGGCCCACGGCCAGCAAAAGTCCACAACACTCCTTCGGATATTCGGCCGCCGCATGAGCCTGGATGGCCGCAATGATGTGTTTGCGCATTATTCAGCTCCGGGCAATGAGTGACACAGCGGGAAAACCCCCGAATGGGTAAGGGTTACCCTCGCCAAAACGCGGGATGCAGCCCTTGCCCAGGGTGGCGTCGCACACGTCCAATTCAGGATCATCGGTAACCACCCCGTCCTTCGTGACGTAAGGGCCGGTGTATCCACAGTTGGGGCCTCTGTATCCACCCGTCAGGCACCAGTGGCACAGAGTGGTCATCTGCCTGCCGATCGTCTCGCCGCCGACATCGCCCGGACTGGCCAGGTCCCAGCTGACTGTCTCGCCGTCTTCGTTGGTTTTCTGGTCGACATACCAGACCTCGATCGATTCCTGGGTGGGATCGGCCGTGGGGTTGCCGCCTTCGAAGTTCACGGCGTCGAGAAACTCGGACAGCGTATTGCGAATGGTCAGCTTGAACTCGAGCAGATCCTCGAAGGCCAAACAGAGCGCGGTGATTCGCCCGCTCACGTTGCCGACCGAAAGCTTGGGCCGTACCGCGGTGCCGTCTCCATTCGCCTCGCTGCCCTCGTACTGCATGGGCCAGGCACCGTACTCTTCGCCCTTCCACCAAATCGACTTGGCCGGCAACTGGTCAGCGTTGCCGCCGGCGGCGATCAGTTCGGCAGGTGTATGCGGGATCGCATGGCCGTGGAAGCGCAGAACATCGGCACCGTAATCGCTGCCATCCAGTTCAAACAGAATGACTTCGTTGCCAGGCTCAAGGGTCTGGATAGCATTGATCAGCGACATGGATTGACCTTTACGGGTGGAAAGCGCGCTCGAACGTCGCCGTCAATTTGAAAACGCCCCCGCCCATGGGCGTAGGGGTTGGGTTCTTGCAGGTGAACAGACCAAGCTGGCCCAGTGGGGTGGTCCACAAGAAGGCCCTGGCGCCCTTGTGACGGTCAAAGAACGCCATCATGGCCAAGGCCGTGGCCGTGTTGCCCGTGTGGGTGATCGGGTAGGCATCGACTTTATTGTTGATCCCGTCCCCGACCTCTTGCTTGTAGCCGTCCCCGAACTGCGAGGTGCGCACTCGATAAGTGATATCGGGCGCCTCCCCGTGCTGGGTGGGCCAGGTGAATGTTTCAATCGCCATGGTTACCTTCCGTTGATCAGGCGCCAGATTGAGCCACCAGGCTGCAACCCTTTGGAAATAGCGGTTTCTGCCTCGGTCTTGGCGGCCTGCTGGATGCCCTTGCCGAGCTGCGTGGTGTCTTCCTGCGTTGCGTTGCCGCCAGCGCCTGCCGTTTGCACGGATACCGAGACGGGGAAGTTGTAGGTGTTGCCACTCCCGCCACCGCCTGACGCCGCCATAATCGAACTGCCGCCCGTCATTAATGGCGTGACGCTGCCGCCCTGCGCACCGGTCATCAAGTAAGAGCGGCCACCCTGACTGAACAGCTCTGGCCCTTTTTCGTTTACCTCGTACAGGGTATTTGGATCGACCGGGCCGCCAGATGCTCGCCCTTCAACGAGAGCGCTACCGATGCTGGAGCCGAAGCTGCCAGCTCCTGCCCCCGCCGCTGCGCCGCCACCAAACCAGGCGCCTATGGCAGTGCCCGCCAAGCCCGACAGCAATCCGGAAGCAGCCTGCCGAGTTGCGATACGCGCCATGTCGGCGATGATCGAGTTGGCGAAGTCGGAAAAGGAAAACTTGCCGTTGGTGGCGAAGCTGGCCACCGCGTCCTCCATAGAGCTGAAGGCATTGGTGAACAGGCTGCGTGTTTGCCCGGCCACATCACGGGCCGAGTCAAGGTAGTTGCTGAACGCCGAAGTGGCCCCATTGCGCCAATCACTCTGGGCCACAGACATCTGCTCATAGTTGCTGAGCGTGGTCTGCGTCAGGTCGCGCTCGCTACGATTGATCGCCTCAAGCTTGGCCTGGTATTCCTCGGCGCTCATGTTGCGCGAAGCGTCGGCCTTGTCGCGGGCCAGGTCCAGGCGCTGCTGGTTGGCCCGATCCGATATTCCGTTCAGGTCGCCGTTGATGGCGTTCTGGCGGTCGCTCTGGCCGACACCTTGAGCCGCCCGGCTGCCGGCGCGCTGCAATGCAGCGTTCTGCTGATCCAGCGCATCGGTGTACGACTTGATGGCCAGCTCCTGCTTCTTGAGCCTTCCCTGCTCATTGGTCGCAATTACTGATAGCTCGCTATCCGACTCCTGCTGAGCCTTGACCATGTTGGCCCGGGCGTCGGCGATCTTCTGGTCCAGCTGGATGCGCTGAGCTGCCGAAGTGCCGGCCTTGCCCTTGGCACCCTCAAGCGCCGCGATCTCGGCCTCGTAAGAGGATTTGACCTCGGTAGCCTGCTGCTGGAGCAGTGCCACTCGCTGGGCCGTGTAGCTCTCCTGGGAGATGATCCCGGCCTTCTGCGCCGCCTCCAGCTCCTTGTCGGCGCTCTTGTAGTAGCTGAGCACAGCGTTGAGCTGGTTTTTCGAGTCGTTGAACGAGGTGAGGTCGACCGCTGTGGTCGCGCCTTTCGGGTCCTTGTACTTGTCGCGGATGTTTTTCAGGTCGCGATCAATGTTCTTCTGGGCGAGCAGCGGGCTGTCAGGGTTCGCCTCGCGCAGAGCAGCGATCTTGCGCAGGTACGCTTCCTCTTCCTTGTCGCGCTTCTGCTTGTTGCTGTAGGACGCAACACGAATGCGCTCAAGCTCCTGCTCGGCCTCGATGCCCTTGTCCTGGATCTTCTGCCGGTCACCCAGGTATTTGTTCTGCCTTTTCTCGATCTCGATATACGCTTCTTTAAGTCGGATCGACGCCTGAAGGTCTTCGCGCTCCTTCTTCACCGCCGCGCTGCTGGCAACTATGCCGTTCCCTGACTTTTTCTCCAGATCCGCTAGTCTCGCGCGCTCGTCAGCAAGCTGATCAGCGAGTCCTTTCTCTCTTCCTATTGAAAGCGGAATATCCAGCGCTTCTTTCGCGGCATCACGAATGTAGTTCCACCCCCTCTCGATAAGTCCGAGATTTTGCGTGATCTGGCCCGTCCTGGTGGCGATTGTGTTCGCGTAAGTATCGGTCAGCAGATTGGCGGCTCCGACGGTGTCGCCTTGCTCCTTAAACGCTGCAATCTGGGCGTAAACGGACGCGGTCAGAAAGTGGTATTGATCGTTTAGCTCTTTGGCTGCGGCGACTGGATCCTTCGCAATCTTGGCGAACTCTGCAATGGTTTCATCAATAGAGCGGCCTGTGGCACGCTCCATTTGCAGAGCGGCCTCGGTGATCTGCTCGAAACTGCCGCTGGCAATTTTCCCGTTGCCCGCAAGCTTCGCCAATACTTCGGCGGCGGCTCCAGTCGTACCAATGGTCGAACTGACCTGTTGCGCCATTGCAGCCAACTGTGAAGCGCTGGCTCCCGCAACGTTGCCGGTGAAGATCAGAGCCTCGTTATAAGAGTCTGCTTCCTCACTACCCTTGTAATAGGCAAGGCCCAGGGCAGCGACAGCTGCTGCGGCAATCGTGAACGGATTCACTAGACCCAGCACATAGCCACCAAGCGCTTTCGCTGCCGGGGCGACACCTCCAAACATGTCCTTTAACTGGCCGCCCTGCTGTAGCAACACAGTAAGAGGCGCCTGCCCAGCCTGTAGAGAAACCGCGATGTCAGTGAATTGTGCAGGAACTCCACGAAGCGCTGCCGCCGTCTGCTTCGCAGTATTTCCAGTGCGAGTGAGACCATCATCAAAACGAGTTAGGTTGGTACGCGTCTGATCAATCTTCGCCTGATACTCGCTGAACGTAGCTGAATCGAGACCTACGCCTTTGTGTTTCGCAAGCTTTGCTTCCAGCTCGTCAAGACGCCCCAAGGCTTTAACTGTCGGATCAATTTCGCCCAGCAGATCCGAAAGCTCGTCCCGCTGCTTTTTGATCGATGCGGAAGCCTTGTCTGTACCCTTGGCTACTCGTTCCGCTGCCTTTTCTGCTCGCCCGCCTGCAGCAACAAGCTTGTCGAGCTCAGAACTCGCCTGCGCAGCATCCGTCGAATCGACCTTAATGCCGAGTTCTGCAATCGACGTCATACTTTTCTCCAGGCAATAAAAAACCCGCCTAAGCGGGTCATTTGTGATTTTCTGATCAGGTAGCAGGAATCTCGCTACCGCAGTGCTTGCACTTTACAGCCGCTACCAGCACCTCTTCGGCGCAATAAGGGCACGCCTTTGTCTGGCGTGATTCCGTCGGCGGAAACACAGGCGCGTAAGCCGGCACAGCTTTCGCCACATCCTGCGGCTCCTGCTTCTTAAATGCCCACACAATAGCTGCCACCCAACCCAATAGTGTCCATCCAAGGAAGAGGTTCAGCAGCGCAATTGATGTGAGATTAGGGTGCTTCCTAAGCCATGCCTCGAACGTAGGTAGCATGTACAAAGCAGGAATGAACACGATCCCGCTGAATACCACAAACTCACCGAACGCATTTAGCCCGCCGCGCTCCTGCCCCATGGAATAGCTGTAGAACGCCAGAAACGCTAGAACGATGAGCCTTAAAACGAACATATGAAATCCCTTCCTGTAGATAGCGGCAATCTACCACCATCAAGGGGAAGCACCAAAGCCCCGCGTGTGCGGGGCGACTGAGGGATGTTTAATTTAGGCTACATCGAGTGTCAGCGTAAGTTGCAGCTGCTCGCGCCAATACTCAACGCGCCCCTCCAGCAGAGGTTTTTGCCAGCGCCATGCCGCAAGACCTTTGCCTTGAAGGCTTGCAAGATCTTTTCTCTGATCAAAAATGCGGCAGGCAGTCTCAAACTGGTGCTTGGCGCCCATGTCTCCATGCAGAATGGAGTCAATCTGCATATCGCACCAAACTGCAAACCTGACGTCCAGCCACTGCGCGAACCGGACACCCAACTTTGGATGCAGCCACGTCCCGCTGTGGTACCTGCCGCGACGGGTTTCTAAAAGTGACGCAGGATCACAATTAAGAACTTCGCCCAAAATCTTCAGGTATTCGCGGGTCTCTTCTTGCTTGAGCCAGTCAACTGGGCGCTTCCCGAAAGGCTTGGCGATTTCTGTAGCGTTGATCCACCCATCTGAATTGAAACTGATTTCTTTTCCGTCGTAGTCGAAAGGAATGATTGTCGATTTCACGCCGAAGCCCTCGATGCGTAGCCACCATTCAACCCGAGACTGCGAGAGTTCTGGTAGAGCTCGTCGCGGCGCTTGTCCAAACTTGCAAAAGCTCCACGACCCTCATTCAGCATGTCAAAGAACAACATCAGCGTTTTCGAGTCGAGCAACCGAGCAGCTGAAAGCATATGTTCACGGTGCTCTGACATTGCATGAAAATATGACATCAGCCCGTAGAGATGGCTTGCCTCATATTTATCAAGGCTGACTCCGCCCTTGGGGGCAGCCTGGATGTACTCGCCCTCCAGAACGACATAGGCCGCGATGAAGTTTCGCGCCGCGTCGAGCTGGTCAGACGGGATATCGGCAGCAGAGCGCACGCCGAAAGCCGCATGAGTTTGTGACCAAATTTTTGCAGTAGCGCGACGCTGTGCATGAGTCGGCAGGCTCGACACCTTCCCTTTCACTACTGCGCCAAGCATGTGGAAGCCGTCCGTGCCGATGGTTTGTCCGATGAGAGTGCCCATCTTGCCTTCGCCATCCTCATAGCGGCCATGCTTGCGAATCTCCGGGAGAACGTCGCCGGCAAGCCACATCTGAAACGGCAAAGCCTTTGGCTTGTCGGAGCGGCCAATGAAGAAATACAGTCCCTGCTCGGTAAGCATCAGGACTTGCTGACTCCCTCCAAGGGTGTGAATTGGATTCACACCCTTCCACTGCGCTGGCACATGGTCAACAACACGAGCTGGATTACTCGCCTTTGCATACTCCAGCGAAGCAATTACATCCTTGGCAACAAACCAAGGCTGATCATCAATCAGCAGCGTACGAACCTCTTTTGCCTCAAACCGGAAGGGGATGACATTCGAAACTGCCGTGCTATTATTCGACATGACGTTTTTCCTGATAGATTGACGTTCTGCTTCATGGGCCTCAAGCGTTGGCGCGCTTGGGGCTTTTTTATGCCTGCTTAATTTGTTCATCTCGTTGCATCGCCTCTCTTAGCGCCTTTCCTACCAGCCAGTTCTGACTACGCTCCTCCTGCTGCGCTTTCTTTTCGAGCCAGGCCTTAATATCTGGCTCCGCCCGAAACACAACCTGAGCCATTTCCCTTACTTTCATCTCGATCACTCCATACCAAGCACCGTGCTTGGCTATCAGTTAAGCACCGTGCTTTGTTGCAGTCAATAGCACCGTGCTTCATTATTTGAAAATGAGCAGAACAGACCTTCAAGTAAATTTCAGGATGCCGGCCGAACTCAAGGCAGAGCTTGAGCGCGCCGCGAGGGAAAGCGGGCGATCACTCACTGCCGAAGTGGTGGCTCGCCTAGATTTAAGCCTGCTCGCGGATGGCAAATCGCCCGAAGCACTCTTCTCGGCCGAAGAAGCCAAAGCTTATGCCTCTGTAGCGAGGAAAAGCATCCCAGCTATAGTCCGAGAGCGAATCAGGATATCAATCAACCGCTCAATTGTTCGTGGACTGAATGCAGCCGAAGTGCAGTTGAGGGACCTTGGGCTTGAATCGCTCCCAGCGGAAGACTTGGCCAAAATTCAATTCGAGCTCAGTCATGAACTCAACGAGGCTGGCTACAAGTTCGAATGGGATGGCGGAGACTCAATCTGGATTACTTATGGCGATGAGGAGGCCATTGCCGCACCTGCCGAAATTGAAATGCCCACCAAGCGGGAACTCGAGCCCCTGGAGGAGCCGCGGCGATTAATCATTAACCGAAAACGAAAGGCCTAAGCCCTAACTTTAAGTTAGGGCGTGCATCCGTTGCACACCCTTCCCGCCTGTACGAATCCCCAGTAACGCCCGACCATCGGCCAGTAGTAGCCTCCTGCCACACGCAAGGATTTCCCAGTCCTCCGCCTGCAAGCCCAAGGACTGGGATAGCGCCAATATCGGCGCGTTTATGACCTGGAGGTCAATGTGAGTAAAAACGAAAGTTTGGCAACCCCTAATGAGATTGGACTGCAACAATCAATTCTAGCTATAGCTCTGGCATTGAAGGCGTCGCCGGGGTTCAACAACGAAGCACTAAAGTTAGTCGCTCAGAAATTCATCTCGGAGCCGCCTGCAGGAATCAGTACGCCCGAAGCGCTCGTATCGTACCGCAGAACACTAGAAGCCTTGGCCAATGACCAAGAGCAGGCTCTGAAGTGGATTAATCAAAGCCTGTAACCGCGTTGAGAAAATGGCTCGACGATGATCCAAAAAATCGAATCGAGCCATCTGCCCCCAACTCCCAGCCTGCAACACCATCTTCAAAATTTTCAGATCTGACAGTCTCAGCAATATAAAACATATCTATCTCCTGCGGCCATGCCGCGTCATGTTGGTTGTCTACGTCCTGCTTTCGCCCATCACCAGCAGCGCTTCCGCCTCCATCATCCGAAGGTCAGGGAAAGCCCGTGACAGCTCAGCACGCTTGAGGCCGATCATGCTCGCTACCGGCTTGATGGCGTTGTAGTCCAGTCCCACGGCGCCACCCATACCCACACGCCACTGCGTGGACATCGCCTCGAACAGCAGGAACGCCGGCCAGTTGTCTGGCCAGACCTCGTACTCTTCATCGGGGATATCGGCCTTGGTCATACCGAAGGCGGCCAGGTCCGCTTCTGACGGGCCCTGCTCGTACAGGATTCGGGCGACGCCGGTCAGTTTCCCAGACGGGCCGGCTGGTAGGCTGCCTGATACGCCTCAAGTACTGCCTTGGGCGCACCTACGCAGGTGGTTACCAGTGCAGTCATGGATTCGTCGGACAGCTTCTCATCGAAACCCCAGCCGCTGACAATGTCCTTGAGCTGTTCGACCTGCAGCGCGATCTCCGAGGCCGTGGCGTCCTGCCAGGACATGCCTTCGTCTTGCACCTTGGTGGCGTGCGCGTCACGCGCGGTGTTCCAGCGGTCGAACAGCGCCGAGAGCGCAATGCGGTCCAGGTACTTAAACTCGAAGTCCACGGCCACTGCTTCACCGCCCACGCGGGGGATCTGCACCTTGGCCTTGAACGTTGGGTTTGGAGCGATCTTGATCTTGGCCATGGGTTACGCCACCACTGCGGAATAACGGGTTGGGCGGCCAGCCAGCGACAGAGTGATGACGCGGGTCATCAGGTTGTTGCGGGACAGGGCCGGGGTCGACGTGATGGTCACGTAAGCGTTGTACAGGATGCTGTCGCCGTTCGGCAGGTTCAGGCGCAGTACGCGGGTGACCTTGTCCTCGTCGGCGGTTTCAACCACTGGCACGTACGGTAGCGACGGGTCATCAGCTACGGTGAACGACATGCTTATCGGGTTCTTGGTGGTCGGAATCTGGCGGTCGTCATCGTCAGCCAGGAAGCCGAAGGTCAGGAACTGCTGGTCGCCGCCGGTGGTAGCCACGTCGGTGATCTGCGAGATCTCAACAAAACCGGTTACCTCGCGCACCGAACCCGCGCCAGAGCCAGCCGGGTATGGTTGAAGGTTGGTGGTGTTGACGTTTTCCAGGGCGAAAGTGCCGGTCAGACTGGCAGCCACGCGCGCAGCACGGTCATTCAGGCGAGTCCAGCCGGAGGTCACTGCGATGATGTCGCCATCACTCAGGCCGTGGGCCGCAGAAGTGGCCACCGCAGGGTTGGCGTTGCTCAGCGCGGTTACCGGGATCGCCGGGCCGTAGGTCGAAGCGATTTGCAGGGTTGCGCCGTTGGGGAGTCGAAAGCCCATGTGTATTTTCCTCTTTGCAGAAATGACAAAACCCGCTCAGTGGCGGGTTCTGGGTTTGCCCAGCGGGCGAATTAGTTGGTGTCGGCGCGGTACTGGAACGATGCCGGCACGGTGTAGGTGGTGCCGTCAGCAATGCCTGGGCCTGGCCCGACCGGAGTCAGCACGATGGCGACCAGGCCGGCGCGCTGGATGCGCAGGTTCACCGGGAACAGAGCGGCGAGCTCGTCAACGATGCCGCTTGCCTCTGTCCGGTACTTACCGGATGGTGCAACGATGTTCACCTGGAACACGCCGACGTACAGGTGGTGGTCACCGCCCAGCGTGTTGCTGGCAGTCACCGCCGGCAGAGTGAAGGCCCGCAGGTATGTCTCGCCGGAGGCGGGGGTGTAGGTCTCGTTCTCAACCACCACCTTCAGTGGCTTTGATCGAGCCTTTGCCCAGGTCAGCAGGCGCGACTCGAAAGCCGCTGAAATGATGTTGTGGCTCATACCTGGTTATTCCTGGTGGCTTCTTCGACGATCTGCTGGAAGCGAGCCAGCGTTATTTGCACCATACCGGCGGGTGCCTGGTCGGAATGCCCATACTCAAGCGGAACACCGTACACCAGGTTGTTCACGATGTACGCCACCTGCCCTGCCTCCAACTTGCTGACCTCGGCCACCAGAGTCGCAATGGTTTCGTGCCCGGCCTTGTCGAAGGTGTCGATGCTCTGGTTCGAAGGCGCACCCACAGTGAACTGCCAGTTGCCTTTGAATCGCCCAGTGTCCACCGGTGACAGCCGGATAACCGAAGTGCCGATCTCGATCACCACCTCGCGGAACACATCGTCGATAGCCTCCTTGGTCTGCTCAGCGAATGCCGCCAGGCTCTCAGCAAAGCTCCCTTGCTGTCCGCCGTAGCGGCTGGTCATGTGGTTGGCCATTACTTGCGCACCTGAAGTTCGAAGCCAACCGCCAGGCCGGCGTAGTTCCAAGGCCCGACGGCAATCACGGTGTAGGTGGTGCCGTCGAACTGGATACGGTCATTGCTCAACGGGGTAGGCATATCTGCCCCAGTAAGCTGCACCGGTGATACCAGCAGCTTGACGTCGCCGCGAACGATCAGCGTGCCATCGATGTACTTGTTGTCGTATTCCTCTCGGAAGCCGGAGCCGTTCACGACCAGTTCGCTGGGTGCCGACGGCGCATCCGGGTCGTATTCGCCCAGTGTCTCGCGGCGCAAGACCAGTTCCAGGCCCTTCCCGCCCTTGCTGCGCGGCGCAAGCATACGCGTGGCCATGGCCTTCGCGCGGTCATAAATGTCTGACATCACTTCCGCCTTATTTTGTAGATCGCTGAGCACCGACAGTTGGCGCGCTCACTCCACCCAGCACCCAGCGCCGAATCGCCCGGGTAACGAAGCAGCGCGCCGTTCGGGCTTTGAAATGGCTGATCCTTCTGTACTTCCTGTCCACCCATGACCGAATGCGTATGCCTGACCTTCTTGTCGCCTCGGTCGCGCCAGGTCTTCGTCACTGAGTCACGATCCAGGCCCTGAGAAATCAGCTGCTCGTAAACCTGGTCACGGCCGGCGCCGAAGGACTCCAGCGCCTCAGCCTTGGACAGCATCTCGGCATATGTCTTCATCAGACGATCAGCGTACCGACCAGCGATCTTGTCCACGTCAGCCTGAGCAACGGGTGTACCTGCCTTGATGGCGCGGTTCACGATCCCGTCGAAACGGCGGTCCCGGCGCTTGCGCTGCAAGTACTTGCGCATCTCGTCTGGATTGCCACCCAACAGCTGGGATCTGGCATTCAGCACGTACTGCGCATAGTTACCGGGCAGGCCGATGACGCCACCGGACCGAGAACCTGTCTGCGCGCTCACTCGCCCCAGCAGATCGAGTGCTGCTTGGCGAGGCGTGCGAACCATCGGCGTAGCGCTGACTTCGACCTGCGCCGCAACAGGCTGCGCACTGGGCCAACCGACGACCCGGTTGCGACTGCCCATGACCTCGCGAATTGCTGCTCGCACGTCGATAGTGGCGTTTGCCCTGATCTCTTGTGCCTTGGCCGACACCCACTGCTGGGCCGCAGGCTTACGAGCATCGAACTCGAACCGTCCGAGATCGCGCGGAATGATGATCGCCTTTATCTCGAACTTGGCGCCGGCAATGAATACCGACCTGGCCAACTCAAGGAATGCGGAAAGTGCGCCCAGGCTTAGCATTGCGACCAGCCCATCCTCATCATCTTCAGCGATCAGGCGCTCGACTTCTGCAATCGTTGTTGCGCTGACCACCGTCTTGACCTGATCCAGATAGGCCCGCTGCATCGCAGGCTCCATTCCTTCGATGGCTTGGATGATCTGCGCCGGGGTCATACCGTAAAAACCGCAGGCAGCGCGTAGCGAGCCACCAGCACCGGGGCAATCATCTCGTCGATGATGCTGATCACCGGACGAACCGATCCAGCAGCGTCTGCACCCACCGATACGGCGAATTCAGTTTCCAGCGGGCCGACCTTCTCTCGCTTGACCAATGATGCAGACACGAAGTCAGGGCTGAGGCTTCCCGGCTCGACGATCTCACGCAATGCGGCTTCGTACGTTGCCTGCTCAACCTCGACGGGCACCTGGTCAGTGGGAATCGGGTTGCCCTCATAGTCATAGGCGCCTGTGCGCGGCCATTCCCTGGCTTGCCCTCTGCCCTCGGTCTTCACGCCGGGGAACAATGACTGCCACACACCAGAGGCCAGCAGCTTCCGGTAGCGGCCGTCGATGTAGACCGATGCCCGGATCAGCGCGGCCTGCTTCGCCACTTCATCGCCGGCCCAGGCGGTAGTCGCGCGCGCAGCGTGATAGGCGTCGGCAGCTGCGACGGTTCCGTAAAAGTCTGGCATCGGGATATCTCGAATAGGTGGAGCGACTTGCGCTCCGG